CTCAGGTTGACTAACCACAGGTTGAAACAGTTCACGAGTTTGATACATCACCCCTGGAATTTCCACAGGTGTTTGACGACCTGTTTGTGGTGCAGGTGCATGTGGGTTTAACACTGGCACAGTGGTAAACACAGATTCTTTTAGAATTTTGCTCATGATATTATCCTTTGTATGCTTTCCATTGATTGGTCAAGTCAAAAATACTTTCTCGAACTTTTTCCATATCGCCGTCACCGTCTAGGTCAGCTTCTTTTTTGCCAGCAGCACGAGCCTTGGCTAGATTGCCAGTAAACTTGTTGCCTTCGTCAGTTTTTTCTTCGTCAACTTCTTTTTTCTTGACGCCGGCCATTTCCATCATGCGATTGAGATCGTCTTCATCTACATTAGTATTTCTAATAGGCATACCGTGATCGTCTAAACCTCTTTGCATACTAGTTCCTTTGTTACCAAATTTGCCCATGGCTCCAAATTGACCAGGTGCATCACCGAAGAATGCGTTTGCAAACATCAACAGTAGAATGCCAATGACTGCCATGTTGCCGCCGGTTACTGTGCCATACATTGCTGTGGCTGCACCCGCAGAACCAAGTAGACCCAAAGTATACAGTGCCTGATACAATTTACCTTGCCAGTTGCCAGCAATGCCTTCGGCCATTTGCGGTGACTGACCTTGAGCGGCTGCTTTATCAAGTCCTAGAGCCTGTGCTACCTTCATGGCATTTTCTTTGCTAGGAGTAAAATCACCACCAGTTGCTTGTTTAACTGCACTGGCAATTTTTTCTGCATCTGGACCTAATAATTTCATTAGTTTAGGTACTAGCATACTTTTTAACTTGTCCATCATACCTTCGTCAAGTCTGTTGTTCTGGCTCATGCCAGCCATTTCCATCATGCGGTGCAAGGCATCTTCTTCAGCTTCAGCATAGCTGTGCTGGCGATCTGCATCCAGATTTGGTATGCCGCCACCTGTCAATGTTGATTGTCCAGTTGACTTAGGACCATCTAATCCGCCCGAGTACTGCATTGAGCTACCTGTTTCTGTATTGGTTGGGTAGTCAGGCTCGTTCATTGACACTTCGTCAATTTCTTGTTCGCCGCATGCTGGCTTGTAGCCACCACCGCCGTAGCCTTCATCATTGCCGCCGCCCAGTCCTGCACTCTTCAACAGTTGGCTCAGTTTCATTGCATCTTCATCTGTGGCAGTGACTGTGAGGCTCTTGCTTGGACCACCGTGGGAATCGTTGTTTATGCTCATGTTAATGCTCATGCTTTCGTCTAAGCGAGCCATGCTTTCTTTGATCATGTTTTCAAGATCACGATTCATTGAATCATAAATGCCACCGCCAAACTTCATGCCGCCTTTGGATGGTGTGTTGTCCGCGGTTTCTTCAGTTTTTTCTTTCTTGCTGTCGGACTTTTTCTTTTCTGGTAGGCCTTTGTGCTTGGTTGCAGCAAAGTCTTCTGCGTCTTTTTTGCCCATGCTCTTGGCTGTTTTAGCAACTTCTTTACTAGCAGGCTTTTCACCTTTTTGTGCGGCATGAACCATGCCCATGAACTTTTGTTGTTTTTTGCTTACTGCTTTTTCGTCAATTTCTTCTTCTCTAACTTGTGCACCATCTGATTGTTGATTTTTAATCAGGGTCATTGCTGCATACAACACAGACTCTAAACGGCTGGCAAACCCTTGTGGGAATTCGCCTCCGCGCTGTGCTTGCTTTGCCGCTGCACGAATGTCAGCAAGGTCGTCATAAATTTGTTGTGCTTGACCGTGATCAGAACCTTCTTTGGCCATTTTACGACCACCTTTGTGCTTGGTAGCACCACCGGTCACACGCTCAGGTGCCTTCTCTGGGCCTTTTGGACGTCCACGACCACGCTTTTCTCCGCTGGCTGGTGTGTCATCGGTGCCAACACTGATACCAGACGGATCAACTCTGCGAGTTACTTTGCGTCCAGTTGCTGTGTGTTCAATATCATGCAAGGCTCCGCGTTCAACACTGCCAACTTTTGGTTTGTCGGCACGTGGTTTCTTGTAGTTTGTGAACGGATTAAGGTCTTCCTCTTCGCTGGCAACAACTTGTTTGCCGCCGCCCAGTGCTTGCTTCATTGCTTCAGCGGCAACATCACCCAGCATCTCGTCAACTTCTTTTTTGGCTCCAGCAATCTTGTCAGCAAAAGTAATCTTGTCTTTGGGCTCAGCCAATGCAGCAAAGCTCTTGGCCTTGGCTGGACTCATCTTTTCTTTGATCTGCTTGGGATTGGGTTCATCGCCTGGCTTCATACCTGTCTGTGGCATGCCCATTTTCTTTTGTAGATCACGGATCATGTCAGCATCACTACCGTGACCAACGGTGTCCATGGCCTTACCAGCTACTTTCTTGACCATGCCGCCTACCTTGCGGGCCATGTCGCCCATGCCTTCGTCTACTTCTGTATTGTCATACTTGTCGTACTTTTTGCGAATTGGATCCAGTGCTTTGCCGTCACGACCAGCTTTGGCCAAGGCTTCCATGCCTTCTTTGCCGTACTTTTCGTAGCCCTTGGCAGCACGGCTCATGTCACGCTCGTTGAGTTGTCCGTGTGTGACACTGGGCAAATCGCGAATGGCGTTTAGTTTGTTGTTTAGATTGTAAAAAAATGTCATTGTATTATCCTCTTGGGTTTGCGCCAGTTGCTGGCTTGGGTTTACGCTTGATGTTGGTCATCGGGCTCTTGTTGCCTTGTGGCAGTTCGTTGGTGGTTTTAGCAGCGGGAGTCTTTCCTCCAGCAACAGTAAAATTACTACGATAAGCGTTCTTTAGCACAGCATGGTCGTAAGGACCAGTTGCATAGTCCTTGCTGAGTGCTCGTTGTTTGGCGTCTGGTGCTGGAAGATCTGTGTCTGCAATCAAGTCTTTGTTTTCACTATCGATCTTTTGGGATTCGTCATTGAGACTGTCTTCATAGGCATCAGTATTCATCACAATACGATTGGGATCCATGCCCAACAACTGTGCCAACTGTTTGATCTGCGGCTCAATTGCTGGATAACGAAATTCTACATCCACAATGGTCAATGGCTGATTGGGGAAAGCTGGAAAGTCTGGAACATGTTTACGCACAGGGGCAGTCTTGGGCTTGCCCATTGTGACCACATCAAACTGCGTCATCTTTGATTCAAGATCTTTGATAAAGCCAGTGGGCACGTCTCCAACTATCTTGATGCGATAATTGTATGTGCGTTCACTTTCGGCCAGGTATTTTGCAAATGGTTTCATGTCAGTGTCCTATTGTATATTTATTCTTTTGTAGCATTTTGGTCTTTGCCTTTTAGCAGTCGTTCCAGCAAATCATTGCGGTTTAACACCATGCCCTCAGCGGTTTGCATGGATTTTTGTTCATCAGGCACGTCTCGATCCAGTTTGATCTTCTTCATTTGTAGATCAATCATCCGGAGTTTTTTGTTGAGTTTGGCTGTTTTGGCGGTGATGGCATGCCCCAGCATGTTGCTTGCCACTGAGAATATTTCGCTGGCAAATCTTGAATCTACTTGCATGCCCAGGTCCATGAGATCTTTGTAGCTGTCCTGTGCTAGTTGTGCTAGATCATCCATTTCAGTGTCGCTGGCATCAAGGCCACGCACTGCTGGCAATGCAGCATCTATTTTGTCTATGGTGGAATCAATTGCTGCCAACTGTGTACGAGTTTCCTCGATGGTGGGAGTGTCTGATTCAGTTGGTGTTTCAACTGAGGATGGCAAGTCAAAAAGAGATTCAAGTTTCCGCGTCATGCGGATATTTATGGATCAATTACGACCGTTGGTAAACATATCTTGTTCGGTTATGACTCTAAAAGTCAAGCCCTGACGAACACACCATTTTTGAGCAGCTGACCATTTGGCATAGTTCACTGCCACAACAGCACGGTCTCTGCTGCTCATTTTTGATTCAATAACACTTTGTTTCTTGGGCTTGATCTCAATCAGTTCTGCCTTGACGGTGTTGTCTTTGTTGCGATACATAATCAAGAAGTCTGGCACATAATTGCTTTTGCGACCAGTCACAGGATTCATATAGGGTATAGCAATGCTTTCACTGGCCCATTGCAGGATGTTGTCATTGGTGTCACAAAAACGCATAAAGCTGTGTTCCCATCCTGATCTGTATCGTGGCACACCACGACCCACATACTTTTCGCCGTTGATGACTTCGTAGAGTCCGTTGGCCCAACGACTCATTGTAGTACTGCTCGAGCTGCGTAGAAGTTGGGAGTTGCACTGACATTCACCCCCAGCAGTGTGGCCTTGCTGCGAATCAAGTTGAGATAGTATGCAAGGTTCACTGTGAGGTTGACGCCGGTCTGTCCCTGAAATCCTGCTAGTAGAGTCATGGCAGGAATGTTGGTGTTTTGTGCAATTCTAAACAGGCTGGTAGCAAAGTTGCCAGCGGCACGGTCTGTGGTCATCACACTGCGAAAGTATGAATACACTGCATCATACTCGTTAACCGGTACATTGACATCAAAACTGTAAAAGCGATCAAACACTCGTACTGTTAAGTCTTCTCTAAAGTTGGTTTCGTTTACTGTGGCCATTAGATACCGCCTGCGCCGTTGCCAGCGTTTCTGTTGATAGTGTCAACTACTGCTTGATTTCGTGCCGCAGTTGCTGTGGGAAAAATTATGCCGTCAGCTGCGTTAGTTACTGCTCGTACAGCACCAGGCAACGCACCTTGCAATGCGCCTACACCCAATGCAGTGGCTTCACTGAGAGCAATGCTCTTGAGGTTGGCACCTTTGAGAGTGTTGTAAGCTGTTCCTGCTTTTTGTGCAGCACCAATCAGACCCAACACACTACTTGATTGTAAATCTCGGCTGATACCGCCAACCACATCCAACAAGCCACCTTGACCCAGGATGGTCTGTGTGCTGCCTGCTCGTGCAATAGGACTTGGCTTGCGATCGTAGTGTGCTTCGTTGCCAAAGCCACCAGCTGTGGTGTTAGGAGCGCCTTGGTAGTACTTGACTGTTT